CTTTTCTATGTTCTTGGTATTTTCTATACTCACCAACAGTCATTTCTTTGGTTTTCATTTCTCCACCGTAAACATCTCTTTTTTTAGTATCTATAGTTCCATCTAAATTATACTTAGCATCTCTAGGAGTTGCTGGAGCTTCTTTTAATGTAGCTTGAAAATTGTCAGTACCAAACTGTTCTTTTGATTTGTCTTGATTTATAGACCCATCTGCATTAACAACTATCTTCTGTTTATCACTAAGTAAAGCAGTTTCATCAATATTACTTTGAGCAGTGTCAACATCAAATTGTTGCATAGCTATCTGCGTGGCATTCCATGCTTTACCTGTTTGAGCTTTAAAACCAGTTGTTAAAGCTTCTAAACCGCCAGCTAAAGTATCAGCTCCTTTTAGCCTTAATAAGTCTCCTCCTGCAAATACAAGATTATCAAATGTACTACCAGTGTTAGCTCTTTTATATTTTATATTAGCTGTGTTAGCAGCAACATCTATAGCATTATCAATGTCAGTAACAACGTGTCTATACACTTTGTTTTCTCTTAAATTTTTATTGAAAAGATCTCTTCTAGCTTTTTCAAACTCTTTATTAGCAGCTTCGACATCTTCCGCGTTAGACATATCATACTTAGAAGATATTTCTTCTGCCATTTTTTTAAAATCTGGCTCTAACTTTAATTGAATATTTTTAGCTTGCCTATTTAATATAGGATCGTTAGCTATTACCTCTTCTCTTCTCTTTTTTATATCTTCGATTAACTGAGCTTCACTTTCGTACTTGCTTGAACCAGCAAAACCCGCTCCACCTATAATATCTTTAAAGCTATCATTAATCTTTGCTTGAAATTCTTCAGTAGGTTTAAATTTGTACTTTTCTGATTCTTTATCAAAATCTATATTACTATATCTAGGTTTTGCTAAATTGCTAATTTTAGCCCATTTTTGTTCTGGAGTTAAGTTTGATTGTTCAATACGACTAACAGAACTCATGTACTGCTCTTGCTGTTCTTCTAGTGTTTCTGTAGACTGCATTTCAGGTTGTCTACCTTTCATTAATTTATCAACTTCAGTTAGCTCTTCAGCTGGCTTGCCAGATATAGAATCTACATAAGTTTTTAGTTTATCAAAGTCAGCATCTTTATCTTGTCTACCAAAATCACCTATATGAAAATCAAATCCACCAAGATCAAAATCTTTTCTAATTTCTTTACCAGTTTCAGGATCAATTTTTAGTACACTAACTCCATTACCTACGTTTGCTTCTTCAAAAGTAATACCTCTATCTGCATACTTTTGATTCATTACTTTTACAAAGTCAGTTTCTTCTAATTCAAAGTCATCTCTATTTAAATCTTTTTTATCTTTTTCTTTTTGAACAGCTCTATCAGAAGCGTCTTTTTCATGAGATTTTTGACTAGCTATACCATGTTCTTTTTTAGCTTGTTCTAATTCTTTAACTCTATCGTCGCTAGATAAATCTCTGAAGTTGTCTTCTTTTGCTAATAACTCATCTACAGTTTTTTCACCATTCCAAGTGTATAGCATCTTTTCATTTATTAGTTCGTTAGTTATGAAATCAGCAACTTTAACAGGTATAATAGTTTCATCTTCAGGTTCTTCTATTTCAACAGTTTTATCAACAACTTCATCTTCAATAGCGCCTTGTTCATCTGGTAAAAGTACTTCTTCTTCTTGAACAATTAAATCTTGCCAAGAATCACCACCTGTATTACCATTTGTGTCTTGGTTTGTTTCTGTCTCAGAGCCTACTATTAAATCTTCCCAACCCATATTTTATTATTTTACTGGAACTAATTGATTTTTACCGTTTTTATTTGTTACTTTGTAACTCTTGCCAGCAATAATCATAGTAGATCCTGGCTTAGCTTTTTTAACATCTTCTCTTATTTTGCTATCTTCAATTAACTTAAACTTTTCATCTACACCGATTTGCTCCATTAAGAACTTTTCAAATTCTGCTTTGCTCGCGCCTTCTTGATCAGCAAAATCCCCAGGAGCAAATCCCATATCAGCTTCGACTTTATCTATTGTTGCTTGATCTATTTTTTCTGGTAGAAATTGAAACTTATTTTGTAAATCATCTCTTTTTTTAGCTGTAACTTCAAATTCAGTTCTATCTTCTCTATTGTTCTTAGTTAACTGCCACATGGTTTTAGTATCATCTTTTTTTCCAGAACCAGAATTTCCTGCTGGCTTTTCTATTTTTCTTTTACCTTTAAGTGTTTTTGGAACTGTTATTGCGTTTTGATCCCACATTTGGTCTGCCATATATCTTTTAGATACTGCTTTTTGATTTTTATCTATTAACGCCTGTTGCTCTGGAGTAGCATTACTTGGATATTCACCATATACAGAATTTTGCCATTCTTCCATTGCATCTGGGCCAACGTATCCCATTTCTTCTAAATTAATGTCTAAAGTAGGATCACCTCCACTAGCATAGAAACCAAGTGAGTTAGGTGGATATTGACCATTTTCATCTGGTTCACCATCAGGTATTTCATCTTGCCAAACACTTAACATTTTATCTTGATTACCTATTATATTATTAAGATAAGCGCTAGATTCAACTTCATTTACAAATTTATTTTTAGCGTTAGGATCTGAACTTGGCACTCTAATTAATTGTTCGTAACCATCTTCCATGCCTGATATTTTTGTTTTACCAGTTGGATCTCTTGGATCAATGTCACCATTCGTAACAGCTATATCTTTATAATATTCACTAAAACCAGTTTCTTCTTGACTAAACTTAGTATAACCTTGACTTATTATGCCACTTATATCTGCTTTTTCATTAAACAACTGTTTTTCTGGATTAGCAGCCATTACAGTACCGTTAATAAAGTTTGAAGACTTTGGATCAAACTCTCCTATAATATCTCCATTTTCGTCTCTGTCTGGAGCCCAGTAATATATAGTTCCATTTTGTTCTACTATTTGAACATCACCATTATTTTTTATTCTATCTAATACTATTTTAGAAGACACAGATCCAGTGCTAGAAAGAGTACCGTTTTCAACAGCATCATCTAATCCAGAAATATTAGTAGCAATTATTCCAGCTCCACTTTTAAACTGAGGTATTAAATTTTCTATTTGCTTGTTACGGATCATAGCTTCTCTATTTGTTATTTCTCCGTTAGCAGCCATGTTCATATTGTTAACGTAAGCTTCTATTTTTTCGTCCCAAAATCCAACAATACTATTGTCCATATTACCAGCGCCTGGCTTTGTAAATTCATTTACCTTGTCTCTTAACTGAGATTCTTTAAGAATATTATTTTCTTCAATTTGTTTAGTTTCTTTTTTTTGCTTTTTAACAATATTCATTATGTTAGCAGAAGTGTTTTCTAATGATCTCTGTATGTCACCAGCGCCTTTTACTGCTGCACCAAATTCTTTGTTTATTACTCTTTGTGGATTACTATAACTCATTGTTTTTATTTTTTAATTTACTCTCCCTCCATAGAAGTTTCTGCTATACTTCCAGCTGCTGAAACTACTGATTGTCCTATTCCAGATATTGCAGCTATTCTAGCACCTCTTGCATCGGCTGCATTTTGCATGGCATTGTCTGCCAAAGTAGCAGCTCTATCCATTTTAGACTCTTGAAAAGCTATAGCATCTTTTTGAACTGTCATATCTGCTTGCCCCATCATTTCTTGTAATCTTTGAGCTCCTTGAGCTTTTGCTTTTTCAACACTAGCTTGACCTTCTGCTCTCATCTTATTATTACTAGCTTCCTGCGCGTTAATACTAGCAGCTATACCTCTCTTACTTTGAAGAGCAGCTTGAGCTAGCGCTGTTGCACCACCGGCAGCTTGTCCAGTTTCCATCATAACATCTAAACTGTTAGCAAGAGCTTGATCAGCTTGTTCTGCTTGCATTTTAAAAGCTTCAGTAGCAACAGTTAAATTAGCATAAGGGTTACTTAAATCTTCAAACTGATTCTGCATATTTTCATACGGGTTTGTCATAACTGGTCTATCAGCTTCTAAAGCTGATAACGCTGCTTGTTGTTCGGCAGCTATGTCATCTTGTCTTTGCGCTTCTTTTTTAGCTTTATTTGCTGCTATTGCACCTGTTGTTACTCCTGCTACTGCTGTAACCGCTCCAGTAATAGCACCTGCTGCTTCTCCCATAATTTTTATATTAATTTTATCATTTCTTTTCCTGGTTTATCTTCGTCTATAAACCAACCTAATTTTTTATGTATGTTAACTATTGAATTAGTTTTTCCAAAAGCAAACATACCTTTTTTACCCATATTTCTACTAACTTGTTCTGCGCCTTTTACAAGAGTTTCAATAAGCAATGCTTTATCTCTTTTCTTATAGTTAGGGTCTGAAACAAGCCAAGTTATCCAAGATAGACTAGAATTAGTATTATATATAAAAACAGCAGCTACACTTTTATTTTCTTTTTCTATCATTAATCCGCCTGTGCCATTCTCTGGTAATATATCTTTTCTTGGTGCTGATTTCCAATTAAAACCTTTCCACCATTTTTCTAAAGTCTTATAATCAGACTTTGTTATTTTTCTTATTTTCATTTAATTTAATTATCTTGACGATACGTTGTAATTTACTCCTATTGAATATAATTCCTTCATACCACCTGGGTCTGTGTTAGTATCAGTTGAAAAAGTTATATCTAAATAATAACCTTTTAAACCACTCATAGAGTTTCCAAATATTATTTCTCCTGGTGCTTGTGTTGAAGTATTAATAAAGTTTGCTACGTATCTATTTTCTTTTCTATCAAAACCAGCTCTTAATAAAGGTGTGTTTATTGGATTAGCTGCAGTACCAACGTTACCTAAGCTATCATATGCTCCTTCTACGTAACTGTTTATAATGTTAGCGTTATCGTCACTAAAACTAAAACCACCTGACAAAGCTCCACCAGTTGTTCTGTTTATATCTCTACCTGTTCGATCAGAAGTTATTACGCTAGCTTTCCAGCCACTGTCACCCTCGTAGTCTATAGTTAAAAAATTCTTTTGTAGTGAAGGCTGAGAGTTTGCTACTATTGATACTGTAGAAACATTTGATGTGTTGTAAAAAGTTCCATGTGAAGAACTAATTTCATAATGTGTATATAATCCAGTTAACTGTGTAGCGCCACCCGTGTAAATACCAGGCGCATATGGTTGGTTGTTAAGAGTTAGCATTTTACTCTTTAAACTACCTATAGCTGCTGGCATATAACTATAAAAACTTGGCCAACCATTAACAGAATCATCAAAACCTAAAGTATAAAATGTAGTATCACGATTAGGTAATGAGCTTGATATTCCTACTGGATCACCTGTTCTTGCATTATTATACTGTAAAGAAACAACATATTGTTTATTATAAGCATCCCAACCACCATAAGCTCTACTTCTATATGGAGCTATTAATTTTAATCTACCATTAGTAAATGGATTCATAAATGTACTATCTAACACTTTATCAGTAAACAATACTAAAGCACTTCCAAAACCTCCTAGGGGCGCCAATCCCATCGCGGTAGCTGTAGTATCTATATAAGTAGCACCAGAATCACTAGACCAAAATATTTTAGAACCTGGTATTACAGTAGACTTATTTAATGCAGGAGTTGCAAAAACTGTAAAATAACTTACATTATTACCTTGGCTTGTATTGATTTGCGTTATATTTAGATCTTGAGTATATTCATTTGTATAATTATCGTTCATTGTAGCTAGATTATCTCTAAAGAAGTCTCGCATACCATATTCTGATATTTCAGTTATACCATTTCCAGATAATCTTAATACTGCATTTCTGTTTCTATCAACAAAATACTTTCTAAAAGCGTATACTGCAAAAGACTCAGGATTTTTACTTATACCATATTCACCAGCATAAGGTACTATTTCACCTAGTACTTGCCTTTGACTAGTAACACTACCACCGCCCTCAGCATTATATATAGCATTTTTATCTATTAAAGCTCTGCTACATTTATTCTCTTGTAAAACAACTACGTCATTTTCATCAGCAAATATTTTCTGTATAGAACCATATTGAGGATTTGCAGATCTTGTTAAGTTAGTTCCTACAGGAAACTCATTAGTTCTATTTGTGCCTGTTCTAGAATTAAATACACCTGAATATATTATAGTGTTAAATCTATGTTGTTGTAACGGCTCGTCTTCATCTAAATAAGCTCTTACACCATAAGACATGGAGTTGTTATTAAAACCTCCTCTAATGTACATTTCTTCAATATAGAAGTTCTGTGGACTAACAGATTCAGTAGTGCTAACGGTGTCAGGTCCATCAGTATCAAAACCAGGATTAAATGTTAGTGGTGGTGCAAACACATTGTTAATTGGCCACGTTCCTAAATTAGCAGCTGATCCAGCACCGCCTAGTACTGCGTCTGCTGTTCCTGTCTGCCTCACTGGTTGAGGCGTTAAAATTCTTTTATTCCAAATAGAATTATAGTAATCTACTTCTATTAACGGTAGTTTGTTTGCCATAATATATAATCACTTGTTTTATTGAATAATTTACTAGTTTTCTTTTAGTCTTAAATCAAATCTAGAAATTGTACTTGTTAACCCATTGCCATTTTGATCTGTAGCTCTTATTTCTACTTCTATGTTAGCTGATACATACTCTTCACTAAATTTGCCAACGTTTAGGTTACAAGAATCTTGTTGCACAATTAGACTCAACGATAATCCTTCTATTAAACTAGCTAATACATATCCACTTGTTCCAAAAATTGTTGGACTTTTAACAAATAAATCCCAAGTAATGCCTGTTCCAGCACCAAAATTGCTGGTATTACCACCGTTTGTTGCTTTAGTTTTAGTGGTGTTACTACCGTCGTCGTTACCCCAATTAGTAGGTCCTGGAGCTACAGGTGCTCCAGTTCCTAGTTTTTCTGTTACATAATAAACAGTACCTGATGCGTTTACCCTGCTAGTATTAAACACTGGTGCTGTGTTTGTTACAAAAGTAGGTATATTAATACTGTAAGGCACTGGTAGTATTCCAAATTGTAAAAAGTTAAAATTGATATTAAAATTAACATTATCTAAATTAGCATTACCTGAGCTATACATTGGGTTTGTAGCTGTTGGCTTTAATAAATAAACACTATCAGCTTGCTCACTCGTAACAGATGATTGTGTTACAGTAAATGGAGATTGACTTATTGAAGTTCCATTTTGATAAAAAGCTGTGCTAACAGCAAAGTCTATAGCACTTGCGTAAGTTATTAAAGCACCATTTTGATCTACTAATTGAAACTTAGCTATAGTAGCGCCAGCAGAATATTGTAAAGACTCATTAAAACTTACAATACCCAAAGGAGACGTACCAGTACCACCGCCACTTGATGGGTATGTTACAAACTGTGTTGGCACAGTTAAATTATCTCTTATTAAAGTGTTTAATTCTTTTACAGTTCCAGACGTGCTTGTTTCATAATATATCTCTATATTACTTATCGTAGGATTAGTTTCATATATTGAAGGTAAAAACTCTGTTTGAGAAGAAGGTTTTGCAGTTTGAGAATCTGAACCTATATTAAAAGAATTTTGTATTATCGCTGTAGGTGGATCTGTGTCTGCATTATATAAACCATTGTAGCTACCTCTTTTAAATAAGTTATCAAAATTACCTATAGATTGTACTTTCATTGTTTGTAATCCTGGAAATACAGGACCTGAAGCGGTTGTAGCTAAGGGAAAATAAGGTCTATCAGTAATAAAAGAACTGTTTAGTTTACCTACTCTAGGTATTAATCTTACATTACTAGTAGAGTATTGCTGTTGTACAGGAGTTGTCTCCATTAAAGCAGGTGGAACCTTATTAGCATTATCAGTTAATAAAGTAGTAACATTTAAAACGCCATTGCTAGACTCTGTACTAAATACAGAATCTGCAGCTGCTTCTGTAGCTTTAGCTGTTTCTGTTAATTCAAATTGAGTATAGTTTAATACATTGTTTATGAAATATGTTTTACTACCAGGCGTAACAATTTTCATACCTTCTAAAAGTGGAAAAGTTAAGTATTCAATGGTTCCTATAGGATCCACAGTAACTATTTTACTACCAATAACAAAGCTACATGTTAAATTGAAAGGCTTAATAACTGGTGTTCCATTTAGTAAACTAGGTAAATAAACATTAAAATAATCTTGTTCTAATTGTTTTACTACAACTTTATAACTGTACCACCCCGTAGCGTTACCAGCAGTGATAAAATCTACAGACTGTGCAACAGCTGGATATACAGCTGGATCTTCTCCATCTTGAGTTACTATACCGTATCTATTATTAGTGCTAAAAGGATATGGTGCAATAGCCCATTGTACTACTACTTCGTAATCAACGCCTGAAGCAGTCCACTTCATAATATCTCCTGGTTGTATTGAGTCTCTAGCACCTCCAGTTGCTACTTGAATAAACTTATTAGTAGTATCAGATGTAACTATAGCGGTTGTTGCTAAAGGATCTTCATATAAACCTGGATAACCACTTGCGTAGTTTATAGTTCTAGGTATTTGTTCTGTAAATAAAACTTTTAACGAATCACCTGGCCAGTTAACAATACCAGAATTAACTACATTTTTACTAGCTGGACTAGCTGTTAAAGGTGTCGTTACAGAAGGTAAATAACCATGAAACAGTGTTGATCCATAAAAAGTTTGTGGATCATCAGCAAATGTACCTGTTGCTAAAGTAAAGTTAGTATCAGAGAAACTTGATAATATAACATCAGATGATCTACCATATCTATCTTGAAGTATTAAACCTACTTGATATGTTCTGTTTTGCTTTAAACTATGATTAGGATATGTTATATTACTAAATTTACCAGGTAAATTACTGCTTATCGCATTTGACTGATTTTGTGAAGTGCTGCCTGGCGTTAGTTTTCTACCAGCTGAAACATAATAAGCTAAACTTTCAGGCGAAGTATGTCTATCAAAGTAGTTAGCTAATAAAACTCTATTACCTGACGATGTTAATGATTTAGCTCTGATAGGTACGTTATCGTATACTCTAGTAGTTTCAGAAGATCTAAGAGTTTTTATAGGTTGCTTAGACTGATATATATATTCTAAAAAATTAGTTGAGTTAGAAGTTATAGATGTATCATCTACGTCTATTGTTTCAGCAATTTTAATACTTAAACCCATAGACTCTTTATATAGTATGTCTATTTCTTTTACTTTTAAATTATTAGCTAAAGTGTTTATGTTGTATTCACAGGGTATTCTTAGTTTAACTTCAGTAATTTCATTTTCCATAAAATCTACTATAGTGTTTTGACCTGCAGTATTTTCTTGTGGAACATAATTATTGTCATCTGTACCTGTGCTTTTTTGCTTATTAATATCTTTTAAAAAATATCCTTTTTGTTTTGGAATAAAAACTTCTTGAGTAAAAGGAGCTATAACAGAATATTGTCCATCGTCATATCTAAACCTATATGAAAATCTTACAAACTTATCTTCTAAAAATTTTGGATCACCTGGAAAATTATAATTATAATATTTATTAGGCCAATGTACTGTAACAATATCACCTTGTGAAAGTATTTGGTTAGCATTTACAGGTGTTAAAGTACCTCCAACAAATCCGCTAAGCTCTGATACAACAAAACCTTTAGCAGCCGAAGCAGGATTTAAAACATCTGTTATTACGTAGTACTTATTAGGGTTTAAACTAGGGTGTGTTATTCTAGCATAACCTACCGCTGCCAAGCCAGTGTTTTTAGGAAAATGGTTTGCTATTTGAAATGATTCCCAATTACCACCACCTGTTACTTTTTCTAAATAGTTATAAGGCGATCGCGTACCGTACCTGTACAGTGCTTGTGCGTAGTCATAGTTTCCAGACGCTCCGCTAGTGTATACATATCCACCTGAGCTAGCACTAACACTATCAAGTTTAAGTTTAACTTGATCTTCTCTTAACCAAGGAGATGATACATCTTTCGATGTTTGATCTACAAAATGAACCGTATAGTTAAACGCGGCTCCATCAGGATCTGACTGTGTAGTTACTTGAGCGCTTATATCTCTATCAATAAATACAGCTAAAGCAATACCACCACCTGTAAACGGGTTTCCTGGATAATTATTGAACGTTTGAACATAAGCTACTTTAAACTCCCAAGTGTTATTATCATTACCTTTAACATAACCTTGCAAGCCAATATTATCTTCAAGCGCGTTTATCATAGTAGCACTCATTACGCTTTTGTTAAACAAAAAATAAGGATATATAGAATCAAATGTAATATAACCTTCAACTCTTCCAGCTGTTGTTGTAGTAAGAAAAGCAGATTGTGAGTACTCTTCAAAAAGCTGTATTGGCTTATGAGGATAATATTTAGCTAGTGATACATGATCTTCATTAAAATAGTAATTAGGATCTGACTCTGCTGTTTCAACGTTTATATTTCTAGGTTGATTTCTGTTGTCTGTCCAAAACAACTGGTTTTCTATCATAGCTGTATCTAAGATAGGACTATTATATGAAAAATTTAAAAACCTACCAGAAACGATAGTGTTTACAGTGTTAGATGTTAAATCTGCTACAATTATTTTATGTGAGCTATTTGGTGAAGCAAATAAAGATATTTGATCTGATGAACTATCTTGAAAGTCAGTTGCAAATATATACACTTTGTTAGTGTTTTCGTTTATAAACCAACCTATAAATTGTAGTAAATAAACACTATTAGTATCTCCTGAAGTGTCAGAAGTTAGTTGATTGAAAAGTAAATTACCTAAAATATTTTCTAATGCACCTACGTCATCAGCCTCTGATCTGGATACAGCAACGTTTTGACCGTCTCTATATTCATCAGCCCCTAACAATCTAGCGTCTAAGTCTTTGTTCATTTTAGACTTAGTAAATGTGTGGTTAAATTTACGTTGCATTTAATTTAATGTTTAATCCATTTAGATTGACCTCTAAAAACTTGAGTTATTTCTTCAAGCTTTAAATTTGATAATCTTATTTTTGCGTTTCTTGTTTTAACGTATGAGTCTCTCTTGTAGAATTGTTTTGTTCCACCATCTACGTCTCTTCTGGATGCGCATATGTTGTACATTATTTTTGAATATAAAGCATCTTCTATGAACTTAGGTACTAGAGAGTTAAGATCATAAGCTAAACCATCAGAAATGTATTTTAATTCTACAACTCTATTAACTAAATTACTACTAAAACTAAAAGTACCTGTTCTTTCGTTAATGCTAAAATAACCGTTACTTTGAGAGTATTGAGGTTCTAACCCATATCTCTGTCCGTATGCTTGTTTCCACCAAGTGTAATCGTAAACTCCATTTTGAGCAAAAATATCATAATCACCATTAATATCATTTTGATTTGCTTTATTCCATCTATCTTCTATTACTGATTGAGATGCTTCTAAGTTAGTATCATAAGAACTTTGAGTAGGTATGCCAGTTGCGCCATCTTGAATAGGTAGTTCAGTTGGGTTTCCACTAAGTCCATCAAGTGGGTATATAGGATGTAATATACCATTAGAATCAGCATAACATACGTTTACGTAGTTTACATAATCAACTGGTATAGGAACAGAAAGACCTGTTGGAACTGTTAATTCTTGAGCTTTAAAAGCTTTTAATGTATCATAAGATAACTCTTGCATAGCTCTTCTAGCATGAAATAATACCTGTGTTCTACTTACTGTAGTTAGTATTTGACCTTCTCCAGTATATGCAAGTAAAAAATTACTAATAACATTATTTAATGTTAAATTTCTGTAACTACCCCAATTATCTCCTCTAGCTATGTCAGTTAATTGTAAAAAAATAAAAGCACCATTAGCAATAGCTGGGCTTATTTTTATAGTGTTGTTAGTAGTGTCAGTTACAATAACATTACTAGATGTAATTAAATTAGCATTACTAGGTAAAGTAGTAGCTGTAGCTAAAGCATGAACAACAAAGTTGCCAGTATCTCTTACTTGATCCCCTCCTATAGTATCAAAATTACTTATAAGTGTTGTGTTTAAATCTGGAAACTCCCATACATCTTTAGTGCCACCAGTGGTATTTCCTAATGGACCATATTGCCCGGCATAGTATTGTTGATCGTTTTCTGTTATAGGTATTGTAGCTGCTGTTTTAGTCATATCTTATTAGCTTTGTTCTAGTTGATCTTGTGCAGCAGATGCTCCAGCTGCGGCTTGCATTAATTCTGGATCTCTTATTATAACTCCAGTATACATTAGTATTTTTGTAATAAGCTCTGTTTGATCTACATCTGATATTTCAAAATCTACAGATCCAGGTCCATTGTAAATATAACCACCTACGCTATTAATTGTAAAAGCCCATTGTGGAGATGTAGGTTTTTTAACATATTCTACCATATAGCTTTGAGCACCTGTGCCATTGCCGACGTTAGCTGCCGCTGTGGCTATACCTGGTAATATGTTTAATTTATTTCCCTCTATATAACATATAGGATAATCTTGTGATGGAGATGTTAATTGAGAACGCCTTGCTTGTAGAACCATGTGGCGTGATAATTTCTCTACTTCAACTGGTAGTTTAGAACTATTAGTATATTCTAACATACCAAATCTATGTAGATCTGCTGGTAAAGTCGCTTGGCCAAATATACCTGATAAAGCTACAGTAGCGACTGCTGATGTTTCAAATGTAGCTATTTTTTCTCTTAGCAGTTTAACGCGATTCGCATACTCAGTATTGTTTTGAGGACTTCTTAACTGTTGATTTAAATTTTCAAAGTAACTTTCAAATATTTCTAATTGAACTTGTGTAGCTACCTTGTTAAATTCATCAGGAGTTAAATAACCTCTTTGCTCTTTATTAAGAATACTTAATACAGTTGTGTATACAGTGTTAACGTTAATTGCCATATTTATATATTTAAAAAAAAGGTGGCGATTAAACCACCTTTAATTATAATCACTTGTTATTTGAATTTTTTCTCTATTGATCGATAAACTTCTAATCCTTCATCAGTCTTAAACCAAGCGGCCATAGCTGAATAAGGGTTTTCATCAAAAGGAACATTCATGAGTTTTCTACTATTACTAGCCCATAAAAAAGATCTATTATCACTGCTTAAGTTTATTATTTTTTCTTCAACAGCTCTAATAGCAAAGTTTCTTAACTGTACATTTTCATCTTCTGCAAGATCAATAAACAATTGAGGATTTCTTTTAGCAAATAATAGTAAATCTCTTCTTAATTCTTTAGAAGATAACTTACCAACGCTTGATCCTACTTCTACTCTTAATATAGCTTCAGCATGGTCTATGTCCATTTCATACGCCATATTCATAGCTTCTATTTCAACTTCTAAATAGTCAAACTGATCTTCAGCTTCTACTATTGGATCAAACATTTTAAATACAACACCATTATGTGGGTGTTTTTCTAAAAATTCTTGTAAATTTCTTTTTTCTTTAGGAACAAATATATGTCCAGAATCAAATATAATATGCTTCATTGTTACTTGACCATCTTGCTGATCTACAAAAATGCTTTTTTGATTAGTTGCATATCTTAATTCTCTTTCATAACCTAAATCTTTATCAAACCAAACTAGTGGGTATCTTTTAGAGTGCCTACTAGGTAAAGTGTATGTTAAAGGTTTTTTGTTACCTACAAGATAGTAATTTCTATCTTTATATTCCCAGTTATCTACTGGCTTTTTTTCTACAGGCACAGCCTTTTTGACTTGAGCCTTTTTTGATTTTGTTTCTTCCATAATATAATATAATATAATAATTAAAAAAGACCCCGCCTAAGCGGGATCTTAAATATAACCTTAGTTAACTTAAAACTGATGAAAGCTTTAATGTAACTACAGGTTTAATTGTTCCTACTAGTACTCCAGTAGCTGTGACTTTTTGTTCAACAATTGGTCCAACTAACGCTGGTCCACTTGTTCCTATTGCTAAGCTAAACGCTTCTGCAAATTCAGCTAAATATTGAGCTTCAGTTAAAACAAAAGAGTTAGATCCGCCTTTGGTATAAACAATATTAGCTTTAGCTAATTTGCTTGATCCCATGTCTAAGGCATAAATAACATCAATTGTAAGCGTGTTGCTTGATAGTACTGCTGTAAGTTGTAATACGCCTTCGGCCATTATAACTTGATCTTGTGTGATTTTTAATAAACCCATTTTCTTATTTTTTAAATGTTAATAATTAATTAAGCTCCTTTGAATAACACGAAGTTATTAGCAGCTTGAGTTACTAAACATCTTTCAGATAAGAAATTAACTCTCAATGTATCTAAATCAGTAGTGTAAGCACCACCAACAGATCCAGTGATCCATGCTTTGAATCTTCTGTCTTCAGTCTCAGAAGCTCTAAATCTTACGTGTAAGAAAGGACGTCTGATATTTGATCCTAACATTTGATCGTATACTGTAGATGTACCAGCTGGTATCATAACACCATCAATAGCGCTAGACATACCTCTTGTAGTAGCATCGTTTAAGTATTTCCAATCAGTCTTATAGAAGTCATAAGAACCTCTTCTAAAACCTGAAAAACCAAAGTTAAGTGCCATTTCAGCTTCGTTATCAAATAATCCGTAAGAAGCAGCGTTTGTTGAAGCATAACCACCATTAGTAGCAGCTAGCATATCATCAAAATCAAGAGCAGTTTGTCTTGATAAGAATAACATGTTTTCTTCAATTGCACCTTGCTTATCTAGTTGCTTTAAGATCTCATCGAAATCTCCTAATGCACCTGAACCAGGAGCAGCAGCGCCAGCAAAACCAGAGTATACATTACCTCTTGATTCGATAGCAGCAAATAAACCTTCAGTTCCTTTGATGTTTTGAGCAGCACCACCTGGTCCAAAGTTTCCACCAAAAGCTACAGTGTTAGCTTGAAGTTCACCTTCAACCATTGCCATTTCTAAATAGTCTTCAAATCTTAATCTAGTTTCAGACTCAGCTTTTAGATACCATAAGTATCCAGAAGTACCATCTTCAGTAGCAACTTCGATCCAACCAATTTGAGCAGCATCAGAACCACTTAACTCATAATTATCTTTAAGGATAATTGGTGAGTTAGTAAAAGTTGTAACACCTGGCTCAATTGCACCTTGCATCCCGTTACTTCCTTTTGGAAATTCAGAACCATATACAAATAAGCTACATGCTCCACCTGTAATACCAGCTGGTAAAGCAGCAGAAGTTGACTCATATAACACACAGTCAATTGTATATCCGTTAGTAGTACCACCAGAAGTTCTGTCAGTTACTAAAGCTTTTGCAGATAATAAACCTGTTGCGTTGTCAGTTATTAATATAGTGTTACCATCTCTAATAGCAGAAGTAGCTGGGTTACCAGCACCTGGTGTAATCGTTATAGTAATACCTGAACCAGCGTTAGCTGCTACAGCGGCATTATCATAAGCTATGTGTAATCTATTTTGTTCAGACCAAACTACTTGATCCGATGTCATTGGCATCTCAGCACCAACCATTCTTAAGAAACCAGATAATGTTCTGTTTCCGTATCTTTCTACCTCTTGCTCATAAAGCTCAGGTAGATATTGTTGCGCCCACTGATTGAATGCACCGTCATTAAAATCGATGTAATTGTCTTGTACAGTTACTTGATTTGGCATTGGTACAATACTTGCAGGGAACGAACCTCCTGTTGTAAAACTCATGTTTTATTTTTTTGTATGTTATTTTTTCTTTTTAATTTTCAACTTAGAACTATCAACTCCACTTATAGCTCTGACCTTCCAACCGTTTGGCAAAGTTTCCCCTGCGTCTAAAGGTTTTGGATCACTATTAATGTTTTTAGATGTTGCTACAATATCTCTAGTTGCGTCGGCTTTACCTTGCTCGTAAAAATGTTCAGCTAATCTATCAACGTTTCTAGCAGCGTATAATGCTTTATGGTATCCATTCATATCTACAATGTTGCCAGTTTTATCAGTATACTTACCAATAATTTTAGAAACATCATTTTGAGCTTCTGCCATTGCGGAAGGGTTTGATATTTTATATTTGAATCTTTTATCTCCTACTTCAAAATTGAAACCTTCAAATTCAGTATTGAAAAATGATTCAGTTTTATTTACAAACTCACTCCTAGCTTGTGTTAATTGTTGTTGTTCATTGTTGTATCGTTGGAAAAATTCCATAGCTTTTTTCTGCTCATTGGTAACAGATGGCCTCAACTTGATTTCATCATAATATGTACTCTTCATTTGCTCCAAAAAGTCCTTGGCTTTCGCAACTTCTTCTTTGTACGCTAGTTTTTGCTTACGTACAAATCTTTCTTCGTCCACTTCTTCATCAAAAGTAAAGTTATCTTCCATTAAGAAACTAACTTCTTCTTCGTTTAAATGTGGTCTAGTCTTTTTATAATACTCTTTTATAAGTAGTTTATCATCATATTTAGTATAGTCTTTATTTAGAGTCACGTAATCTTCAACAGATCCGCCAGTGTCTTTCATAAAGTTTACTAACTTTTCAACGTTTTCAGGTAGTGTTATTCCTGAAACTTTTTCGTCTCTAATAGCTTCTGCAGCTTCTTTCTTTAAATCTTTAGCTTCTTCTTGTACAGCTTCTATAATTATTTCTTGTTTTTTCTCTTCGGTAGGTTTTTCAGGTTTTGGTTCGGGTGTTCTCTCCTCCACTTTTTCCAAAGGTGTGGTTTGTTTATTTTCATCCACGACTGTTGTGCTTTGCTTTGAAACGGTATCCTCTTCTTTTTTCTTTAATTCTACTTTTGTTACTTCTGGTTTTTCTACCATTTTTCTAGGTCTACCAGGTTTCTTTTTTTCTATTTTTAAAGAGCCTTTACTAGCCTCTTCGTTTTCTACTTTTGACATAATATAATATAATAATTAGTAATTACATAATTTCAGGTGCTAAAGGTGGATTACTAATACCACTCAATGGTTGAACATCACTTCCTGCATCTGGTTTTTCAAAATCTATTGGTAATAGATCGTTTTTCTTTTGGTCTATCATCGCGCTCTGTTGAGTGCCTACTATTCTAGCTCGTTTATCTTTTCTTTCTTCTATATCAGCTTCTCGCTGTGATTCTTTTATAACTTTTTGTTCGCCTAGTTGCATGTTGTAATTAAACTCAAGTTCCATCAGCTCACGCTTTATTTGAGATTCAACTCTCATTCTTTCTATTTCGTAACCTGACTTACCTTTTTCAAACTTAAGTTTTGTATCTAATACAGCTTGTTGCTTTTGAACTTCTGACATTGCTGCAGCTTCACTAGCTTTTGCATTAGCTTCACCTTGAGCAGCTATGTTTGCTTGCTGTGCAGCTTGAGCAGCTTCAGCAGCTTTCTTACGCTTTAGCTTAATCATTTGGTTAGCTAACTTAAGATTGTTAATTTGTCTAATATCTATAGCATCTTCTAAGTTTATACTACCGCTAGATAAAGCAGCTTGTATATTAGCTTCTAATTGTTCTTTTTCTCTTTCATCTGGTATTAAATCAAAGTATATGCCAAAATCAGCTAAGTGTATTTGAGAAATATCAGTTAATTGACCCACGTTCCAGGTCGATATGCTATTTTTTAAAGCTTCTTTAGTTAAATCAAACTCTATACTATCAGCTGTTCTTAAAACTATGTTCTCACATGTTTTGACAGTTAGATATAAGTAAGCATTTAGAATATGTTTAGTGGCTGTGTTAGAATTAGCCGCTGCTAATTTTTGTAAACCTACTAAAGAATCAGAATTAGGAACACTACCATCTCTAGCTTCATTAAGTCCGGTGACGTCTCTAATCATTTGTAAGTAGTATTGATATGTAGATATTAAAGAATTTACTTTATTACCACCATCACTTTTAACAAGTTCTTGTATAGGTACTCTTCCACTATTAGGATCTCCTTCAGTAGTCATTGATCTACCTAAAATACTACCTGTTTGGAAATACATGTTTAAAGCTTCTTTAGCATTGTAATTAGTTCCATTACCTAAATCTACTTCTGCTAAACCATCTACATCTAAATAAACGCCATCAGGTATTACTTTAGATATTACTTGTTGTATTTTTAAATGAGTTAACTGTATCATGTCTGCAAAACCCATCATTCTACTAACTAAAGACTCTACTCTACCTTGATAAATTCTAGGAGCACATATATTGTAGTTCATGTTAACTTTAACTAAGTTTGATTTAGGTCTTGTCATGTTCTCTGCCATTTTCCACTCTAACATCATGTCGTATCCTAAAACTTTTGCACCACTGTATAAAACTTCTATTGATCTACTAACTCTATCAAAATTATCATTTTCTTCAGGATTAAAAGTATCAGGTTTTTCTAAAGATTTTTCTAAACCAGTTGAAGTTCTTTTTATTTTAAAGACTTGTTCACTATAAGTTTTGTATTCAAAAAATAATATGTATATAGCATTTCCATCTCTTCTACCATTCCAATTATATAAAAAACTACTATTACCTTGGTATTGTTCTAACCTTTCTAGTTGTTCATTATTTAAATCTGGAAACTGCTTTTTACACTCTGCTAATGATAAAGGTTTTACTTCTCCACAATACCACAAGTCTTCAAAGTTTGGATCCTCACTATATGAATGAACCATTCTTGAAGGATCAACGTAATCTACTGTAACACCTTCTGATTTATTCCAACTTGTTTTAGATGCTCCAATACCTAACACTACTAAGTCTTCAATAATTCTTTTCTTTGTTAAGTCGTATTTGTTATAAGCTAACGTGTTGTTTATAGCTTCTTCACAAGCTATTTCTGAAGCTTGCTTATAACTAAGTTGCATGTGTAAATCTAATTCTTCTTTGTTTTCTGGTAACTCAGCTGGATTAGTTGAGTTAAACATATTCAAACTTAAATCTTGTTGTAAAGACTGTAAGAATTTTTTAGCTTGCATATCTCTTAATATGTCTTCTGCATATTTAGATCTAACTTTTCTTGATTCAGGATCTTGAGCATAAGCCTTTATGTCGTACAACTTGTCATCCATGCCATTAACAACTATATCTACAAACTTAGGTATTATAGGTACTGGTTTCCAGTCTAAGTTTAAATAAGACAAATCACCATTTATAGCCATTTCATCTTTGTATTTTTGTACAGGTTGTTCTGCTCTAGCGTATAATCTACGCATTCTAAAGTTGTTGTAATTGCTATTAAATCTATTTTCAACCCCAGATCTAGTACCACTAAACCAATCGCCTTCTATAGCTTGACCAACTTGCTTTCCATAATCAAGGCTTTTTTTAACCTCATCAGGTACAACCTGATCTGGAAAAGAACTATAAGTATTTGTTATCTTCATGCATTATATTATTTGTGACATAGATCCGTCGTTGTTGTATCTTCTTATTCCTAAGTTAATTTCGTTTTTAGTTCTAATTGGTATAGGTCTATACTTGTTTTTATTACAAGCCATTATTGCTAAACCAGAACTAATAGAAGCATCGTATTTTGTTCTATTATTTATATTGAACCTACTCCAGTCATCTAGTGTTCTCTGGAAATACATATTTCCATATCCTTGTTCTAAAGCGCCTACGTGATTTTCAATATAATATTCAATCGCTGCTGCGTGTGCTTGTTTAATGTCTTCACTAGTATTTGGTATTCCACCTATTTCTCTTTCCGCTGGAGACAACTTGTTAAATAACTTATCAGGTCTATTCATTGAAAAACCTCTGTAGCCTCTACGTTTAAAATAATATAACAATCTAGGCTTATTGTTTTCAGCAAGTATAGGCATACCATAAAATATACAAGCCATTAATACATCTTCAAAAAATATTTCAGCTGTATCAGGTCTAGCTACATATTCTAAAAAAAACATATTAGATGGAGCTTCATCCATTGTAAACTTTGTTAATCCATGAAGTGCTCCTTTAGAGCCCTTACCGTCAACAGTACCAGAAATATCATAACTATCACATCCGAAAGCTCCAATGTGTTCGTTAGCTGGATATTTAATTCCATTTTTTATTATTACACTATTTTGTAAATTAACAGGTGGTATCCAAGAAATATTAAATCTACCTTTTTTATTTGGATAAAAAATAACTTGAGTATCTTTTATACCATTTGTCCATTGAAAATTACCAGTAGTAACACCTACTTTATGGTTCATTTCTTCGTTATAATCTATTTGTTGATATATTCTAGTCAGATTAAATAAACTATCTTTTGTTTCATCTCTGAAAGCGTGTTTTTCAGTTCTTGGAAATTGTCTGTAATATTCATTTAAAGCGTCTTGATCATGCTTTAAACCTTCGACTTCGTTTTCCCAGTGTTCAATAACTCCTGTCGTAATTGTTGAACCATCGATACTTTTGATTGGACTTGATCCTCCAACGAAGATAGGTAATCCATGAGTATCCATGAATCCTTCGTAGTTCCACTCCATAGGTATGAACAAGCTATAGAGTCCAGAAGCTGTTTGTCCGTTTTTATTTCTTTTAGTAACGTCTGAATTATTGTATAGTTTTTTAAAATTTTCTCCACCTTTATCTAAAGCATTTGAAGTTGAGCCCATCATACACTTACCTACGATTCTAGATCCCAGTCTTAATGTAGTTTTTGTAACTCTCCAGTTGTTTAATATATTATCAGGTCTTTCCCATTTACCACTTTCATCATGAGCTAGTATTTTTAGCTTCTCACCATCATAAGAGTTGTCACCTGTGTTTTTCCAGTCAATAGTCGTATCAAGACCATCTAATTCTTGTAACTGCTCATTAGACTCAAGTTTTCTTCTAGTAAGCTTTGATGCCGGAACACGATATGCCAATTCAGTTTTTGGTCTGTCCATACCATCTTGAATGGGCTTAAAAAAGAAAGGGTAGTTAACTGATATAGGTACAACTTTATCGGTAAACATTTTTTTGGCATCTGCACCAGACTTTGAAAGTATACCGAATCTGGAGTCGCTAGATATTGTAGCTTGGTTAACAAGTTCCGCTGACGACATAAAAGAAAATCCAGATCTTCTGTTTTTAAGATAACAAATTCCGTATGACCTGTGGTCTGCTTTACATGCTTCCCAAAATATAAAAAATAATCTATTTGACTCTCTATATTCCGGTGCTCCAATATCAATTTTTGACCATTGCAAGTACATGTAATGAGTGCCAGTAATGTAAGTAGGAGTGCCATTGTTATAAAAGTGAAATCCTTGTTCCCGTCTAGTAAATTCATCATCAATATAATCGTACCATTTTTCTTTAAAATATAATGGATACTCTTCCCAGTCAAACCTGCTTTTAATTCTGCTTAAGTCTTTTGGGTAATTTTGTTTTTCCCAATATTGCTCTGCTTTTTTTTCGCTTCGTTTAAACGGTTCATTTGTTGCTGGTAAAGCAATCCTGAGATTTTGTATTTCAATGATTTGTCCAATTTTTCCAGTTTTGCTTATTACTATAAAATCGTATTCTACGTTGTAACCATATTCCCATTTTTTAAATCTATTGTTTTTAGATAGTATTTTTGGGTTTACAATATCTTTTAATTCTTTCCAAAGAGTTTGTTCGTAACTCACTTGCTTCTCCCTTCCGCAAACTTAAGTACTCTTTTCTCTTTAACCTGTTTTGGCTTGTCGTTAATTCTTTCTTCTTCTTCTTCTATACGTTGTAGTATTTCAAAAGCGTCCATTATACAAAGCTTTTTTGTAGCTGCTGCGTTCTTAAGTCTGTCAGTAGATACATCATCTTGGGTATGCGTAATTATTTTTTCTTTAGCAACTTTAATTAGCTCATCAACTGCCTTTCGCCCAGCTTGGATTATATTCTTTCTCGTTTCCTTCGTACTCATGAGTTAATACTATATCATTTGATTTCATACAATATAAACGTTCATCTTCAATAATAAACTCAAATTCAGAGTTTGGTGTAAACGTTATAAGTGTCCCAGGTGTTATTCCTAAGGCTTCTAAAGAACTATTACTATATTTTACTATACCAACATTAGGTTGTTCTTTTTCGTTGTCTAATATGTTTTTATTTTTTACAGGCTTTATAAAACAATAATTTAAATGTGACTTTAAATTGTACATATAAATTTGATCAGGTAATACAAAGTATAAGTTGTCTTTAAAAAAAGTTGAGCTATTACGTTCTCTACCTTTTTGATCGTACCATCTACGCATTATATTGTGATGTATATAAACTTCATCACCAATTTTTACTTTTGTATTATAAGCAGCTGGAGTTGAAACTACAACTGCTTTTTTACTTACAAAGATATGACTTTCTATATTAGAATTAATAATTAACTCTTTATCACCAATTAACTTAGTGTTTTCATATCTTTTATCTAATGGTTTAACAATAAAGTGGTATAAACTGTTCATTAGTACTTTAAATCATATTCAACAGAAATAGCCATATTACTATTGAATTTTTTCCAAGGCAAAATTTCTTTTGACTTACTTATAAATATGTTATATGAATTGTCTTTATCATCAAATAGTATATTAGATATTGTGTGACCACCATATACTTCTTGATCTAAAGAATAATGCATTGCATCATTTTTATAATCGGAACCAATACTAATCTTTCTTATTATTGACATCTTTATTTCTTTTCCAATCACCAGTAGATAGATCTATATCTACATGACCATATTTTTCTTGAAGATCTTTTTTAGTTGCATCTATTGTAGCGTTAGCATCACCTAAGTGGTGTAACAAAGAATGCTTCTTTGATTCTTGGTAACCTATTTCTACTAAAATATTATTTACTTTTTGCTGTTGCTCTTGAATAGTTTTTAGTTCTTCTTCAGTAACCTTACCAAGAGGTCTATTTTTTATATTTGACATTTTATTTGATTTGATTTGATTTTGTTTGTTTATTTAATAAACAGCTATTAAGTCTGTACCGACTGTAACAGCTTTTGCTAATATTGGAACTTTATCTCCTACAACAGTTCCTGGTTGTACATTTTTAAACTGAATTACATTATAACTTTCAGTATATAAAGTAATGTTTTGTGCTGAACCACCATTATATATAACAGCGCCTCTATCTTCAATTGTTTGATTAGGTAATGTTAAACCCTGTGCTTTTACAGCTAATTTAGCTCCAGTACCACCACTTGTTGCAGCTGTTAAAGTTATAACTTCGCCACCTTGGTATCCACTTCCTGAAGTTATAATATCTACACCTGTTACTGTACCAGTTGATGAAACTTCAGTTATGTTAACTTGTATACCTGATCCACTTCCAGTCGTAGACGCTTGAGTTAATGTATCGCCAACATCTGATTGATCATAACCAGATCCAACAACACTTATACTAACAGCTTCTATTGCTGGTATTCTTATGTTTATCGCTCCAGCTGTAACTACTACAGCGTCGTGGCCAAACACTCTTGGTTGAGCCATCATATTTCCTTCTAAACCTCTCATGTTTATTTATTTATTTTTGTTATTTTTTCAGCACCACGACTTCCGAAGTATGCTACGTAAACTGTTACCAGCAATGTTTTTAATAAGTTTATCCAAGCTTCATCTACGTCAAATTGTAAATGAAAAGAATCTACAGCCATCATAAAAACAGCTGATGCAGTTAAAAATATTAAAGCTAAAGGTCTAGTGTTTTTACTTAACCAAGAGTCTGACTTCATATCAGATCTCCATCTGCTAGATACTTCTTTCATTTCAGCTATATCTTGATCTATAAGCTTCATAGCTTGTTCTTTATCAACCGCCTTAATCTTATTATCACTTGTTATAAGATTTTTTACTACACCTAGTGTTCCTTGATTAGGTAGTACGTCTCCAAGAGCTTGTAATACCTTAGGAGCTTTACTTGATAAAAAGGCTCCTATTTTTGTTTCTTTAAAAGTTTTCTTTTCCATTAATACTAGAATTGAGGGCAAGGTTGGCCTTTAACACAAGTTGATAACATTTTTCCTACTTTGCTTCCCTTTGTTTTCTTTGCTTTTGTTGGTTTTCTCTCTTCAACACACTTTTGGTAGTGATTAGACCATCTCATTCCTTTTCCACAATCTGTTCCTGGATCACCAATTTTCAGTATTGGAGTTTTTGTTGGTGTTTCTGGTGGATTTTCTGGTGGAGTTTCTGTTGGATCTTTTTTAAATCTTTCTTCCTCTTCATTAACTTCTACTATATCACTTGATGGCGGTGTAAACTTACCTTCAAATCTAGCTTTTAAACCAGCTACTGTACCGTGATCTTTAGCAGCTAATTCTTCATATGTAGCTCCAGCTTCTAGCATCTTGATCATTGTTTGATCATATCCAGCACCAGCTTTACCTCCGCTAATAGCGGCTTTAACCCTATACTCAGGTTTTGAATTAGAACTATTTTCTCCTTTTCTATATCTAACTTCTCTTTTAGGATTGTTAGGATCTGGTTGCCATGACCCCCACTCTCCCATTTTAACACCTGTAGCAGTTTCGTTTCCACTTACATCTGTTTCTTTCTTTTTGTCTCCTGGTCCTCCTTCTTTTGTTTCAAAATTAAAACCTTTACCAAATTTCTTAACCATTGCAGAACCAAAGTTCTCAGACATAGATACTGTTTCTTGATCTTGCTTTCTCATGGGTTTGTTTATCTCTCTAAAAGCAAAAGCAAAATTACCAGATTTAACGTCACTAGATCTATTAAGTTTATCTTTTTTTGGTCTCATATCTATCTTGGCCATACTTTCGCCCGCTTTGTAAGCTGGTGCTTCCCACGGTGTTGTTCTATCACTTTCATCAAACTCAGATCTAGGGGTTTTTTTCATACCTTTTCCGTCCATGTTGTGATAAACAGCATCGTTATCATAAGCTAGTTTATTATCCATCATTGCTCTTAAATGATTGTCTTCGTGAGATTCTGCAACTTTTCTAAGCTTAGAGTTTTTAGGAATATTCTTATTAACAATCATATTGCCGTTATCATTTGCTCTAGCTACTAAACCGCTATTATCTGGTATATTGTCTGGAGTAAAAGGAACTTCGTACCTAGCTACCGGATCAATTTTTATTGGTTGTCTTAATTTAAAACCCATATCTTTATATTATTTTTGGAACTTTAATTCCGTTAAGTAATTCTTTTCTACCTTTACAACCGCAGCCTCCCGGTATTTTATCAGCTAATTTTTTTATACCAGTAGCTTTAGTAAATTTTTCCACTACATCTCCAAGTCCAACTGTTTCCATGTTTTACCATTTAACTTTGTCCGCCCAATAGGCCGCAGACATTTTACCTTTTGCTATATTTTTACCGTGTCTATCTTTGAAGCTTTTTCTTTTAGCTTTCATTTTAGATGATTCACCTTTTTTAGGTTTGCCAGCTGTTGATGCTCCTTGTTGGCCAAATCTAATAATCTTTTCTTTACCACCTTCACAAGCTTTTACTATATGTGATTTAGTTCTATGAGTTGGTGTTCTTCTAGGTTTATTACAAGCCATAGCTTTTTTGTCTACTTTATCTGACATAGCTATACCTTTTTCGTTCTTGCTAGCCCATACTGCTTTTCTTTGTGCGTCGCTTGCAAATCCCATAATTTATATTTTTCTACCTTTTTTATCTACTTTTATTTCTTTAACTATAACTCTAGTACTAGGCTTTTTGTTCTGTAACTCTTCTAGCTGTCTGTTTAGTTCTTCTAACATAGCGTCAGCTTCAGTACCATCTTGTATCATAGCTGAAGTTATTTTAATTTCTTCTTTTAATATATCAGTTGTTTCCTCT